CAACCTCAGATTACGACGCGATCACGGCGGATGTGGACAGCACCCGTATCGACAAGTCGTAACAGGTAGGGGGGTGCCTCCCGCCCCCCTGCCCTTTAATATGAAGGAAAAAACAGATGAAAACGTTCAAAAATGGTCCATTGGCCGATTGGAAACAGATAGAAGCGGGTCAAATGATCCCATTTTTATCGAACAAGGCACGGCGCGTAAAATTTCAGATTGTAGCGAACAGTCCCATAGAGATATGGGCTGGTACAGACGACCAGCTATCAGATGGGGTTCTGGTTGGAGCATCAAGCGACAAGGCACAAGTTGAATATACGGTCGTAGGTAATTCATATGTAATGGTAAAAGCTGAGAAAAAATCATCGGTATATATCAATGCACCGGATATTGATCAAACGGTTGAAGAAAGTGAAAAACCAAGTTTCACAAGCATTGAGCCACGCGTAAGAAGCAACACAGATGTGGATCGTATGATGCAGTTGTTGAAATACAATCAACAACAGAACGAAGCAATGTTGGCTAAAGAGCGCGAAAATATGCTCGCAGAAATGGCAAAACGCTTTGCTGAGCAGCCAAAAGCGGAAACGGTGAAAGAAGAGGCACCAGCAGATGATTCAGGAGCTGAGACCGCTTCTTAGGTTCTTAAGGTTGGTGCGGGCGTTAGACCGCATCAACCGCTTTAAAAATTCTAAGGATGAATTTGTAAGTAAAGATCACGTTGAAGCAGCAAGAACGCTTGCAACAACGAAATACAAATCAGTAACAAAAGCATATGATTTCGATGGTGTACATCCAGATATAGTAGAATTCTGGAAGGCCATGGATAAGCATTGCAAGAAACGCAACATACCATTGTGGGCGTTTGAATTTGTACGTTCGAAAAAGCGTCAAGACGCATTGCAAGCAAAAGGTAGATCCAAAGCAAGGGGTGGGCAAAGTCCACACCAATACGGAATGGCCGTGGATATAGTTCACGCGTCAAGAGCTTGGAATCTAACTAAAAAAGAGTGGGATGTACTTGGCAGTATTGGCAAGGAAATCGCACGTAAAAGAAATTTGAAAATGGAATGGGGTGGAGATTGGAAATTTTACGACCCTGCACATTGGCAGATAAAAAACTGGCGAGACCTACTGGACTAGCCAGAGCCGTCCCCGAAACGGAAACTCCATATATTGGAGTTTCGGGGGCGGCGGCATTAACTCCCTCTCCTCTTGTTGGGATATGCATTTAGTGACACCAACTGAAGCGAAGTAAGTAAATTGTGTATTAGTACAAACAAATTAGATAACGGAGTTGAAGTTGCGTGTCGCGAATGCTGGCAATGCAGAAAGCGCCGTGTAGATGATCTAGTAGGCCGTTGCATTGCTGAAAGTAGGTTTTCAAAAAAAACATACGCAATAACGTTAACATACGCACAAGATGCGGGCGTTAACGCAGTGACATTGGTTTACAAAGACGTTCAGGATTTTCTTAAAAGACTGCGTAAAAAGTACAAATGTCGCTATATAGTAGCTGGCGAATACGGCAGCGCAAAGGGGAGAGCACATTGGCATGTAATTATCTTTTTTAAAGATAAAGCGCCTAATGTGGAGGAGCAAAAGCGGGTTCAGTGGAAATTCTGGCCTCATGGGTTCAGTTATTTTCAACAACCCGATTGGAAAGGTTTTGAATACGCGTTGAAATATGTGTTGAAAAACCAAGACTCGCGGAGTGCGGACGCACATTTAGCGATGTCGAAAAAGCCCCCGCTAGGCGCGGAATATTTTAATTGGTTAGCGGATGAATATGTACGCCAAGGATTGGTGCCGCAATCGTATTTTTACAAGTTTGGAGACATACGCGATTATAAAAACCGCGATAAAAGTTTCATGATGACAGGCAGAACTAAGGAAAAATTTATGGAAAGATTTTTGGAAAGGTGGCTGGACAAGTACGATACAGATCCACGGTCTGAGATCGTAGACCAGTATATTGACGACGTAACCGAGTTGGAGTTTACGGACGAAGAGTTAATGTCGCGCCTGCATTATAAACCAGTCAAATACATACAGCCGTGGGAAAATTACGGCGATGGAAAGTTTGACACATATATTCAACACGACATGGAATATGAAGGAATTCCACTAGTTGTGTGGGAATATGACGACGAATTTCACATAATAACGGAACATGATCAATGGCACGAAAAAAGAGAAGTAATAGTAGAACAAATACAAAAACGGTCAAAAAAAATACGGTCGCGCAAGTTGACCGAAATATTGCGAGAAGAGTGGGACGATTAAAAGCGCAGCGGCAAGCAAAAGTTTGGGGGGTTACCAACAATACTTTAGTGATCGAACCATTTAGGGCGCAAGCCCCGATCGCAAACCGCACACCCCCTGAACAGGGAATAGCGAAGCGGAAAAAACCCATTATAAAATGGTCAGATAAGAATCTGCGTTTAAGGTGTAAGGACAGACCGAAAGATAATAAGCCAACAGGCGGATCTGGAGGTAAAAGAGAATTTGTACCGTGGTGTTAAGATTAGCGTTGACCAAGTAAGTTTACGCACCTGGTCAACGCGGGGTTTGATATTACAACTAAAAAGTGAAATACGTAAAAAAAGCAGTTGACATACAAAACAAAGTGTGAGTCTACTGTATTTAGTTAAAACGAAGTAAAAAGACCGCGAGAGAGTGTAGTCATAATAGTTATTATGCGAATTAATCTCCCAGCGGTTGAAGGGATGACAATTGTATAAAATATTATTGGCAGAGATAGTCAAGCCTATCATCCGTCGTGCAGGTACTGCGATGGGTGCGACTTTAGTTGGAATGGGCGTGGCATCTGAGCAGGCGTTAGAAATTCAAACGGCGGCGATATCCTTACTTCTTGTTTTAGCTGATCTGATTTTAAGCAGCTTGGAGAGGAAAGTGAGAGATGAATAAAACAATCGTAAATATGGCGCATGGCGCGATCATGGGAGTGATTATTTCGATTGCTCTATTTGGTCCAATTTTATTGGAGTGGGTGTAATGCCAGCTGGATGGTTAGTTCCTGCTCTACAAATGGGCGCAGCATTAATAGGCGCAAAAGCGTCGGGTGATGCGGCAAAAGCAAGCCAAAGAGGTACAGATCTAAAAAAGCTGCGCAAAGAATCTGAAGCAGCTGGGTTTAATCCTTTAACAGTGTTGCGTGCAACAGGTGGACAAGGATTTAACAAAGGATCAAGCGGAGCTTTAGCAAGTGCTTCATTTTGGAGCAGTTTTGCTAATAGCGCAGGTCAGATTGCACGCCAATTTGATCCATATGAAAAGCGCCGTAAGCAATTGGATATGATTAATACAATTGCAAATATTAAATATACAGGCGCTTTGACAAAAGAAGTCGGTAAAAAACCTGATGATGGATTAACATATTTGTTCAATGCGGATGGTAGCCCCAGATTGAATCAGTTTGGGCAACATATGCATATTGATCCACAGGCAGCAGCAGTTTTTCCGACGTTGCAAGCGTATATGGATATGTCTGGAAATAATTTAAGTTTACCTCACGAGCAGTTGTTGGATATGAATATCGGTTCATTGCCTACAGCAATAGCAGCTGTTGAGGGTGGAAAACGTGGAGCGGAGTTGCCTAACACTCCGTCTATGCTTCAATTTCCAAGGCAATATCAATTGAACAATGGCGAATGGAGACGACAAACGCGAGCGTTTTCGTTTGGTGGTGATCCATTTGGATCAAATTCACCAGTGCAGCCATAATGTGCAAGCGTTGCAAAAAAATAAGACAAATTATTAAGAAAATCATCGGAAGGAGTAAAAAACGATGAGAGTAACGGAAATGATACCTAATGCACCGATTACGGTGCAGAAAAGTATGCGAAAGGCGCGTGGGCGTGTTTTAACGTCAGGCGATGCAGGTAAAATTTTGCCTTTGAAATACGAATGGCTACACCGCGAAGACGGTGTGCAAAGTGGCAAAATCCGTGTCAACGTTGAAATGATGGAAACATCTGAAATGTTGATGAACGGGGTTGGCGTGACTTGTTACGCTCATTTTGTCCCAATGCTTGCGTTTGACCGTTTTAACGGTTCAATGAATGAATTGAACGCAAGTTATAAAAAAGAAAACGGCGTAGCGGGTAGCGTAGTTCCTTTTTTTGAAAGTAATTTAGTTTTTAATGGTACATCAGTTGATGGAGCTGCTGCAATAGCTGGCGGCGCTCCAAATTTTGATACTGGACCATCATACGCTAGGGAAACTGAGACATTTTACCAAACTATGGGTATTCACACACAAGCAACAAATTTAAATACAACGGTTGTTGAAGCTTATAACGCAATTGTGAATTATAGACGCAAAGCACGATCTAAATCCTTACCATTAAGAAACGCATTTGATCATAGATTAGCAGAAGCGTTTTGGATTAATAACGGTATGCAAAATATTGTGCCTGATTTTGATCAAGCGTTGATAGATGGTGAAGTGAGTTTGCAAGGACTTACTTTTAAAGCGCCAGTATATTCTGAATTTGCTAGTCGTGGGACTGCAAGTATTACAGGAGGAGGTTCGGAAAGTGGGTCTGATGGTTGGTCTCCAGCGGGAGCAAATCAAGATTCAACTTTTCCTCCTTATAATTCAAATAATTTACATCCGGATGGATCAACAACCGGAGCGTATTATTGGGATAATGTTTGGGCAGAATTGACAGCGGGCGGAAACGCTACGATGTCTTTGGCGGATATTGATCAAGCACGTAAAACAGCAAGTTTTGCTAAGTTGCGTCAATTGTACGATGGCATTGATGACGAGTATTTGATTGATTTGTTAATGAGCGGAATTCGGGTACCCGAAGAAGCCATGAAACAACCTATTTTGTTAGGCAAAAGCCAACAAATGATTGGGTTTAATCAACGTTATGCAACAGACGCAGCTAATTTGGACGAAAGTGCAACAAATGGTTACGCAACATTAGATATGAGTATTCGGACGCCTGCGATGAATACGGGTGGCGTAATTATGATCACTGCGGAAATTGTTCCTGAACAGTTGTGGGAGCGTAAGAAAGATTATTTTTTATACACAACTGATCCAGACACCCTGCCCTCGTATTTGCGAGATTTTTTAGACCCTGAAAAAGTGGCAGTGGTGAAAAACGATCACGCTGATGTAAATCACGCAACGCCAGACGGTACGTTTGGTTATGCACCGCTCAACCATGAATGGCAGCGGGATTTGGTAAATGTAGGTGGTAAGTATTATCGGCCAGCAAATGATGCGTTTGACGAGGACCGAGCAAAAATTTGGTCTGCAGAAGCAACAAATCCAACGCTGAATGAAGATTTTTATCTTTGTACAGGGTTACACAAAAAAGTGTTTGCAGATCAGACTGCAGACAGTTTTGAGATTACAGCAATGACAGATTTGAACATTGTTGGAAATACTGTGTTTGGCGCAGGTCTGCAGGAAGCAGATTCAACCTCAGATTACGACGCGATCACGGCGGATGTGGACAGCACCCGTATCGACAAGTCGTAACAGGTAGGGGGGTGCCTCCCGCCCCCCTGCCCTTTAATATGAAGGAAAAAACAGATGAAAA